ACTCGTAGGCGTCAATCCCATTCCATGCCAGTGAGATAGCATACGCAATCACAAGCTGGTTGTTTGACGTATTCCCAACGAGAAACACCCTCCCCCCAACCCATCTCTTCCCATACACCATTGGGATAGGGAGGTATTCTGCTCCCTGCATGTTCCTTGAGCTTTCGCGTGGCTCTCCCCCACCACCCTCCCCTCCGTTCCCCCCTCCAGGTGGGAGGGGAACGGGTATTGGCCATGGAGCCGGTGGTGCACCAGGAGAGATATGGCGGCGTGGTGAACGAGGCATCAGCTACCCTCCCTAAAGATGATTTTATCATTGTCTAGCAGCAATCTCCTAAACCCACCGAAATAAGCTGTCCTTGCATTTGTCTGACACGCAGTCCATGTTTTCAAACACGTGTTGGCATATGGGCATTCATTCGTATTCGTATATCTGCACTGCTGCATAAATAGTTTTGGCAGGCGAGCGCCCCAGAACGACGCCGGAGGACCGATAGACACTTGATATTTGTTTTCAAGTGTCGCAACAAACTGTTCAACTATCCCTGTGAAAATGACAGTATCCGATAAAGACTGAATATCATTGCCATAAATCTTATATAACTGTACACCGTTTCTAAAAAAGTCAAGGTAATTCTTTCCATGAAATATTCCGTACTTATCAACCATTTCAAATCTGATTGCAGCAGTTGTTGGGGAGGAGATATTATTCAACTCAATGCCTGATACGGGAAGTGGCAACCACGTCCCGCTAGGAGACGAAGATACTTGTTCATCAGCAAACACATATTGCTGCTCAAAAATCTTCATCCCAAGCAGTATAACCATTCACACCTCCATAATCATCATACCAACAACAGACGCTTTGTCAATAGGGGCAAGGAACTGATACTGCAACCTGTTTGGGCCCTCACCGCTCTGTGTCACAAGAATGCAGTTTGGGAGGTATATCCTACCAGCCACCGTCCCACTCGATGCCGCTGTGGTGTACCGAGTAAGGTACGCCCTTCCATTGGAGTTGATGGGACGGTCAGAAGCGTCTGTAGCCACATAACCGACTGTTGCCATGTCTGACGGTGTAGTAACAAGCCGACCAGGAGCTGTATACATTGCAGCAACAGGATGCCAAACATCAAAATCTAGAGAATCAGAAATGTTCAACGCTCTGAATTCTATACCAAGGTAATAGTTTAGTGTTGGAGAGCCGGCAGCATGTACTTCTGTCCATCCGCTTCCACCAGGAACATTAACATAAGTACCGGCATTGCCTGAATATCTGATACCAACACGAACTGTTGTCGTCCCATTATTCTTTATCCAGCAACCAATACCCCACTTTGATGATGGAGTTGTTGGAATGTCGGTACGAATCTGTATAAGCTTTTCATAATATATTCCACCACTTGTTTGTATCCTCCATGCGGTATTCCCACTTAGCGGGTCTGTACGCCCAGATGTCCGCGTAACCGTATCACTTCCAAACTCTTGCCATATCGAGGTCTGAGACAGGTCTTCAGAGTACTTCAAGAGATTTTCTCTCCCTTCCCACCAGTTTGTTGGGAGGGAAACAATTGTTCCGGCGAGAAAATCAGACAGCGTCCCATATATTGTGGAGAGAGAGACAGGTTTTGCATGTGGATAGAGTGTATTCATCGAAAAGGTGCTCTCTCCAAAGTTTATCTGCCCTAAGAACTGAAACCATGCGTCTTGAGCCGTTTTATCATACAGCTCAAATGTCCCATACCCCCTCCACTTTCCATTGCTTCCCCAACGAACTGTTGTGGCAGACTGACGGGTAAGATAGGTATAAACCGGGAGGATTATCTCCTCCGTCCAATCAGCAGCTAATGGGTAGAGAACAGAAGGAAAGCTCGGCATAGCTCACTCCCTCATACTGAGTCTCACGAGGTCGGCTTGACCCCACACATCAGCCAATAGGCCCTTATCAAGCGTGATGTTCACACTCACCGCTCCGCCCAGTGCAGCAAAGCGAGAAGCCAGTTCTTCGCTCGCGGCACGCACAACATCCAGGGCGTTTGCCGCGTTAGTAGCTCCATACGCCAACTCACCAAGCGGGGTTCTCCTCCCTGGTTGCGGTGGTTCATTGCCACCATTGCCATCGCCACCCTCGTTCCCTCCACCATCACCAGGTTGAGTTGGTATGGGTTGCAGTGGGGCAAGCGCAGCAACGGCGCCTTGCAGGCTAAGAATGAAATTGTTCAACTCATCATTCGCGCGGGCAACCTCATCAATCCACGTACCCAGCAGCTGATTAGCCGTATCGAGCGCCGGGTTGAGATTGTCTTTCACAAGATTTGTAAGGTTATTCAAGACGTTTTGTAGATTCGACCTCTCTCCAGCAATATCGTCAGCCAGCCCAGAAAGCTGTGACAGCAACTGATTACGCGCTCCCTCCCACTGCGTCCTAAACTCATTAAGCTTGTTTTGCGCGATTGTAGATATATCAGGGAGAAGCATCTGCAACCACTCGTTGACGCTAACAAGCTGCCCATTCCCAATGTCAAGCTGAACTTGATCTCCCATCTGCCGCAACATCCCAGCATACCGCAAAATCTGCTGCACAATGTTATTGACTTCTTCAGGCGATGTGGCCTGCGACAGCATCTGATACAGCCTGTGCATTTGGTCAACAATGTACTGCGCCTTGCCATGCACATCGCCGGCCTTGTCAAACTCCTCTAGCTTGATGTCCTCAAGCATGGAATCTATAGAGTCAGTGATGGATTTAGCAGCATCATCAATGGCGCGCGCAAAATCATCAAGAGCTTGCATCGCCTCATTGAAGCTATTCGCCATCTCCCTGAATCGAGCAATCTTTTGCTCAGGAGTGAGAGAGTCAAGGCCCCGCTTCAGCTCTGTAATGCGATTGATTGCCTTGCCTATCGTATCAGCAAATGCGCGCGCAGAGCTCTTGTTCAAATCTCCCGTCCACTGAAATATATTGCGATTCATCAACTCGCCAATATTGTCAAACTCTTTCTTCAACTCATCAAGCTGCTCTATCCACTGCTTGATTGCATCCACAAGCTGCATGATTGCCTGTGCAGAGCGCAGCACCTCTTGAGCATATTTCTGCAACTCCTCTGGATTACGAGCCTCTCTCATTCCGCGCAACGCGTTGGTGAACTCACCGCTCAGCTCATCCACCAATCCATTGAAATCCGTTTGACGCAGCTCTGTCAGGCGTAGTTCTCGCTGATAATCCTTGAAGGCATCATTAAGCTGCTCCTGCAGGTTTACAAGATTGTGCAGATATTCAATGTTGCTGTTATAAAGGTTTTTGGCCTGTTCAAGCAAATTGTTATACGTCTCAAGGCTTGTATCAATGTCACTCCCAGCGACAGCCTGGAAGACATTCTGCATCTTGGTAAACTGCTTCGAGAAATCTTCCTGCCAGCGCTCTCGGCTTCCCTTCTTTATATCGCTGATAACAGTATTAATATCCCTCCCCGTCTCCTCAAGTGTATCACGTATATTAACAAGCAGGGCAATCCAGTTTTGAAATCTCTCCATTACTTTGTCAAACTCACCCGTGTCAAATGCCTCCCTCCACTGCTGCAACACCTCACTTTGTACACCAAGGTTAGATTGCAACAGCGCTTGAGCCACATTACTCCAGGCAAACTCCATCATTGCCTTTGGTAAGGTATTGTTCATGAATGCCTGCAGAGCGTTTTGTAGGTTCTTGGTTTCACGCTCATACCAGCCGTTATCAGGGCCCGTGAGCTTAAACTTGTTCCAGTCAATGTTCAACGAGCTCAGCAGCAGCACCCCAATACGATAGAATCCACGACGGATTGAGTCATATCTTTCCTGCAATTGCCGCTGTATTGCCTGCTCCTCTTCTTGCGGCACTCCACCAGTAATCTCCCCAACACGCACGCGACTAAACGCGATACGCAGTTGGTAGCTAATCATATTCTTCCCATCACCAGCAAACCACCCAACGATAGCGGCTATGATAGCTGCTATGATCGCTGTATATGGATTGGTAGACATTGCAGATGCAATTGAAGCAGCAGAAGCGGCAAAACCAATAGATGTTGCCGCGCGATTTCCCTTCTGCATACCATATGCAGCAATCATTGTCCCAAGGGAGAACATCATTTGCCTTACCGCGCCGCTCTCCCCAAACGCGCCCTTCTTCTCCCCACCAAGCACATTCTTCCACCAATCCTCAATACCCACGCTCCCAAGAATTCCTGGAGTTTTTATCACTTTCCCACTAGTATCAGTTACCTGCTTACCAAACAACCAGTCAATCAATCCCTTCCCAAGCGTGCTCCCAAAGATCCTCCCAAGAGATTTGAACGCCTGTCTAAACCCATTCACCACGCCTCCAGACTCGAAGGCATTTACAACAGACTGCGCAAAGGTCTGAGCCCATTGCCGTGAAATATCCTCACCGGCAGAACGCACAGCGTTTCTCAATCCACCAGCAGCATACTCAACAGTCGCCTGCAGATTCCCAACAATCTCACCGGCAATTTCCTGCTCAGTCTTGAGCACATTGACAATCTCACGCAAGATTTGTAGACGATCCTTCTCTGTTGCAGCGTGTTGCGCAGCCACAGCAAGCTGCTGACGCATCACACCAAGCTCATGCAATGCCGCCTCGACATCAAACCCCCTCCCAAAAACAGACATGAAGGCCTCAGGAGAGGATTTGTATATACTAAATTGTTCAGTAATCAGTTCAATAGAAGACCTCAGCTTATCCAGCAACGACTGCGATTGCCCATCAATGCTCTTGCCAGCAGCTTTGTAAATAGTAGAAATGAAATCATCCATCAGCGCGATGGCCTTCATCTTCTGCTCATCACCCAACGAAGCCCTCGTTATCTCATCCATCGTTTTCTTGAAGGCCCCTGTAGCCTCAGAGATAACAGCGCTATCGGTCAATCCAGAAAATGCATCAACAATGTCTTTAGAAAGGCTAGCACGCAGCGCCTCACCGACAGGGCCTTCCTCACGGAGCTTTATTGCCAGTTCAAACTTCTCACGCAGTTCACGAAGTTTTTTCTCCAGTTGTTGAACCGGGATGTTGCTGAGTGTGCTGATAAGATTATTGATTTGCTCATTCATCTTCATACCGGCGGCTTTTTGAGCATCTGCGCTGTTTTCCATAACACGTGTGTATTCAACTATTTGGCCGCGCATGGCCTCGATTTTTTTGATTGCTACATCTATTGGAATATCACCACGCTTTGCCATCTGCTCATACGCTTCCATCGTATCAAGAAGTGGCTGACGCATGGCTTTGGCATATTCAGCTTGCGTCTCGAAAATCAACTTGTTGACCTTGTTAAGTTCCTCAAGATACGCTGTTGCATATTGTGCATTAACTTGCTTGGCATCCTCATAAGCAGACTTAGCAAGCGACTGCGCTTCTTTGAATGCCTCAATACGCTGCTTATACCCACTTAGCACATCATAGCTCTTACCAAGCTCAACCTTTGCCTGAATCTGCTCCATTTGCCTTTCAAATACCTCACGCAGTTTTGTAAACAGTTCAGCAAACGATTTGGCAACATCAGATTGCAAAAGCAAAGCAGAGCTGATTTGATTTTTATCAACACTCAGAATAGACTTGATAACGGCTTGTGAAATGTTGTATTTTTTCATCTGTTCATCAGATACATTTTGAGCAAAGTCATAAAGATTTTTAAACATGTTTGTTACAAGCTGTTCAATAACAGTCTTATCTTCTCCGCCAACATTGAGCAACTCAGACCACATCTTGTATTGTGCCTGCCTGCGCTCTTCTATTGCTTGTTGGACAGCCTTATCACTTTGCTTAGAAACCAATTTGGCTACGGCACCAAATGGAACCGATAGATCTCTCAGCATAGAACTTACTATTTTTGTAAACGCATGTCCATCGCGTACTTGCCTGGGGCTCCGCAAATCACCACCAGCAGACTCACTGCGCAACCTCTGCATTACGTCAACAACTCCGGCGAGCGCATCACGAATGTTCTGTATGGCGGCAAGATACAATGGACTTTCAGATATGGCCTTTCCCATCTCAGCCTTTACCTGTTCCCATTCCTCTTTAATCGCACGTGAGACATTGGCAGCAGTACCCATCGTTGCAATGAAGTCGCCACGGTCCGAGGCCGTGCCCATAATGAGAGAGATTGCCACGGCCTGTGCACGCTGCAATGCAGTTAAATCCCCAGCGGCTTCACGTATGCCTGTGGCAAGGGCATAGAACTTCAGCGTGAGCTCAGATACATCCACCCCAAGAGAGCGCAGTGGACGGATGTTGCCCTGCAAACCTGAAAGCATTGCCTCTGTGACCTTGGAGATTTCTTTGTTACGCAGCGAAGCTATATCAATTGCCAACAACTGCAGCGTCTTTGATAGACGCGAGGCATCATTCATCGCAATGCCCATGTTGCTCAATATTTCCGTCCAGTTCGCCGTCTCCTGCATCAGTCTGTAGCGATTCATTTTCAATGCCGAAGAGACAGCATCCACCCATTTCTGCATGTTCTCAGCATTCTTCCCAAAAACAACATTGAAATAGTTCTGCGTCTCTACAGCATCAGCGCCTGCCTTAATAAACTCACCAATAACAGCAAGAATATCTTTGAACAGTCCAAATGCCCTGTTGACCACGAACGAGAACACAGAGATCTTCAACAACCCACCCCACAGGGCATCCAAACCTTTAGACGCGAAGTTGAGAGGAGACTGCAACTTAGAGATAGCAGCAGTATAGACACCAGCATCAATCGCCCCAGCCTTGAACGCGGCCTCAACCTCTGCCATTTGTGTGCGCAGCTGCTTCAACCACCCACCAGCCTGCTTAGCAGTGAATAGCTCGTTGGCAAGAGAAACCCCGCGCTCAATAGCTCCTGGTTCTAGTGCAATACCTCTAGCAGCATACTGCGCAATCAAACGGCTCTCCATACGCGCCATACGCTGCGAGTTTGCAAGTTCTTCGTAGGATTTTGCAGATTTCTCGACAGCCGCAATGTTTTGCCTTGTTTCTGCATTGATGGCCCGAACAGCCTGTTTATACTGCTCCAATCCCATCGCCCCAGATTTATACAAAGCATATAGAGCAGATATTTTCTGCCGCTTCTCCTCTAGCAGCTGATTGGTGTTGGGGAGGTAGCGTCGCATCATCTCAAGTGAGCGATTGTAAAGCTCCTGAGCCTGCGCTACGTCCTTCACCTCACTCGGCTTCACTCCAAGGGGTGACACTCCGGTCGCCACCTGAGCGCGGAGGAACATGGAGAAAAACCGGCTCATCTCTTGTTCTTGTTTACTCAACGCCTCAGATTGTTTTGTGTACTCAGACCTTACGAGTTCTAGAGCCTTTTGATACTGCTCAGCGCTAATCCTCCCGCTCTTGTATGCCGCCTCTACAGCTGCAAGTTGAGTGAGATATTTATTATAAAGAAGTGTGGATTGCGAGAGTGTGCGGTTTGAAATTTCCACACCCTGTGAGATTAGCTTCTCAGCTGAAGCAACATCCTTCAGCGTCACCCCAAGCTCTTTTGCCAATCGTATGCGTATCTCTTCTATAGCTATCTGACGATCATAATTCCGAGACACTATCTCCTTCGCTCGCTCCCCCTCCCCACTCCCAATCCTCCCAGCCTTCATCAAGGCGTTGATTTTCGCTATGGCATCAGCACGCGCTCTCGTGAGCTTCTCTATATTACCTGTTTCACTCTCGATAACAGAACGATAGAGAGCTTCTGCCTGAGCCAACAGCTTCACAGCATCAATGTTTTTGTCTACAGTCTGCCCATGCGCTCGCATGGTTGCCGTATAGCTGCGCAGTGCTTTCTCAGCCAACTCCTGTATCTCAGCTTCGCGCCTCTTTTCTTCCTGCATCCGTTTCGCCTTCTCAAGAGCCTCCTGCAACTGCTGCCTCTCCATGGTAATCAGCTCAGCAGCGCGAGATTTGCTAATCATCCCACTGAAAAACCCGATTACTGCGCTTTGATAGTTCTGTAGAGAGCGAACGGCCTCAGTTGTGTCCACTTTGAGGGCCTGACGTATATCCTTCCTCCATTGCTCCAAAGCTTTCAGCGCATCAGCGTGCGGCGTGTCTTTGAACGCCATGGAGATGATAGATGACATCTCCTGAAATGTGCGTTCAACGATGCTCTTCTGCTTCTCCCCGCTGTTCGCGAACACAACCTCGATGCGCTTTGCATATCGCTCAGCTTCGGCGAGGGCAGCCTTGGCTGCCTGGACGGCCCTCCACTCGAACTGCTTTGACATGAGAGCCAGCGCGCTGACACGCTGCTCTGTGAGGCTGTCGCTCTTTGTTATGGCGGGACGCTCACCACCACGAACACTTCCGCCCTTTCCTGCCCTGGCGACACGATTAAGCGCCTCGGCAAGACCTTCTAGTTTTCTGCGTACCTCGTCAATTCCCTCAGCGCCAGAGACAATAATACGAGATTGTAGCTGCGCCATATTCCCCTCAGTCAAGCATTATAGCATATATTGTCAAGTATTTCTTGCTGCTTTTTCAAGCTGTTCACGTTCTATTTCTACCCACACTCGCTCAAGAATCAGTAGTGCATCTACGATTTCCTGGTCTTTCATCTCATAAAAAGAAAGGAGGGGCATAACACCCCCCCAATCCAATCCACTAGCAACAGACGCACTCCCCATCCCAAGAGGAACGGTGCGATAGCGCATTTGGGTGCTAACAAGTCCCCACGCAGCTATCGCTTGCAACACCCAATCATAGAACTCACCACAAAGCTGCTTAGCGTAATTTTCATCAATATGCCCGCGAAACGCCTTGCGAGCATATTCTGCTAGGCTTTTCCCGCTTGTTCCTCACGCTTCACTGCCAGCTGAATGGCCTTTTCAAACAGCACGTCAAACGCAGCAGTCTCTGCGAGGGCATCGCGCACATCATCGCTATACTCAACTGTAGTCTCCTCTTGCGTGTCAGGGTCAACAGCCTTCAATCCCTCCCAGCTGTGCACCATGTCACGTACGATATGCAAACGCACATCGTAATCACCCCAGGAGTTCGCAGAACGACCCTTACAACGAGGGCAAATCTCCCTTCCGCGTTCAGCAGTAATCTCCCCGTTCTGCGACTGCTCCCTCAAACTCACCAACCCGCTCCCACCACACTCTTGGCAGATATTGAATTTACGTGCGTATTGCTGTAGCTTCGTGCGTGTAATGGGCAGGAGCAAAAACTTCGCACCGGCACAGACCTCAGGCGCCTCCACCCACACAGGTTTAGAAAAACGACTGATGATAGCAGTTGTTAGCAACGTCCCCATAGTTTCACCTCCTGGTAAGTATTATAACATAAAGGGCCCCAGTTTCCAGGGGCCCGGATGGAATTGGATGCGCTTGGTTATATCGTCCAAGCGGTACCGAAATCAGCAACTGGGGATTTCAGTGTGATTTGCAGGGAGGTATTCTCCGTTGCGTTCTGGCTGGTGGGGTAAAAGCGCAGCTGCACGTTACGCTCACCCTCCCCAATGTTCGGGAACTGCTCGATGTACACATCGCACTTCGGCATGAGAATCTCAAGCGGGTGTGTGGTGTCAGCAGGGTTAGTGAGGGTAACCTTCAGAGAGTGCTGGTTGGAGTCAACGATGGAACGGAGGTCATCGCTCCCAACAGTCCACAACCCAGTCACGTCAACAGAAAACTCATTCCACTGTCCAAGCAGCACGTATTCCCCCCAGCGCTGGCCGTTCAACACCCCCGGGGAAGAGGCGTAGCGACGGGCATTGATAGAAACGTCGGTCACCAAAATGTTTGACGTTCCATCAATCGTTACAGAAGCAAGCCACACCGGGTAGACAGGGTCAGTAAAAAGATCTGGAGTGGCATCGAGAGGAGTGGCGTTAAAGGTCGCCTTCCCCGTCCCAAGGAAATCAACTGTGAACTCAGCCTCAGAAGGCTCCTTGGCAACACGTATCGTCATACCAATCGCTTTCACAGCATTCATGCGGTCGGCGACGTTATGCAGCTGGTCTTGAATTTCGATGGTCAGGCTCCCGCCCTCTTGATCCCCAATTTTGAACACGTGGGTATACGGGTCAGTGGTCCCAGTCACAGTAGCCGGGCCAAACAACTTGTGGAACATCAACCCCATCCAGTCACGCTGCGCAATAAACGATGCCCTACCATCAGCAACGTAGAAGCCCCTCCCAGGACGTGATGGGTTGAAATTGGCTGGGCGGCGCTTCGTATCACCGCGCTGCTCCCTACCCCAGAAGCTCAAATCCCCAGTGGTAGTTGGACCCTGCTTTCCAATATTCCCAGGAGTCCCAAAGGATGTTTCATGATAAAACACATACTGCGTTTTAGGACCAAAGCGAAAATTAGGCATATCACACCTCCTTCAGCTTACGCTTAGAGTGCGCACCAGGCTTCCCAACATCAGCTGCACGCACGATAAACCCACGCCTCTCCAACCCGGACAGCACATGCTCTGGTAGAGACGACTCATCTACCTCAATTGGAGAGTGAGTGATGACAAATGGCACACCGTGGAGGTGCACCTCGTCGAATGGGTAGGTTTCTGGTAGGCAGATTTTAATCATCAGAATTCCCCTCCCAAGTTGATACGATACGTTTGACGATAAATAAGTGCCGTTGGTAGAAGCTCATCTAACACCTCATTGACTATTGTAGCATATGACCCAGGATAAGATGTGATGATTTCTTGTCTCAGCGTTTTATACACCCCCTCCATCACAGTGAACACGTCGTCTTCATCCTGTGGCGCAGGATACCTCCCAATGATGTATACAGAGACATTCGCGAAAATTGGTTGGCGACGCGTCCCGATGGGAGTGACCTGTCCAAAATCGCTCCCATCATACCCAACGAGTACAGCCGGCAGGTTGTTGACAGCATAATCAAGCATAGCATTCCCGCCAAGCCTGTCAACAAATGCAGCCTGCACCAACGACGAGTTGCGCAACTTGTTCACAATACTATCAAGCATCTCATTAATTACCGCCATATGCCCTCCTAACAGTATTATACACTATTTCTTTTTTCGACCTCTCCCCTTTCCATGCGATGGTTGGGTATGATACGTTGCTGTTGTAACATGATATGCTTGTTCTTTATGCTTTCTCCTAAGCATACCCCTCCTCCTATAAGAGGCCTTTACTCTGCGCTCATGCTCTGCCGTGGCCTCCTTCAAGTAATCTTCCAACAGTTTACGATACTTCTTGACAGAGAAATCACCGCGCCTTCTCTTCAGCTGTCTAATAGGAGCTTCGCGCAGTGGTTCCAGCTCAGGCATCTTCCACCTCTCTCTCCCTCCAAACAGCTGAATATCTGGGTGGGAGAGTAGCTCAGGACGGTAATTGCCACGCATTATACCAGTCAAGACGCTCCATTTTGTATCTCTAATCTCCTCCAAGGTAAACCCAAACTTCCTTGCAATGAAGCGATCAAAAGCCAAATGTACAACAGAGTCAACTACAGGACGGTCCACTAGATCATTCCTCCAGAATGGACGGGCTGGTACGGTAACCTGGTGGGCAGCTACAAAGCGGTATGGGTGGGGAGCTCCAGGCCACCAAAGTGCCATAGCCCCCTTCCACTTTGCCCCTGGATAGACGCGATGAAACAGCTTCTGAAGATAGTACTCTGTTACTTGCGCGCGGCGAAAAGCCAACATCTCTTTTCGATCATACACACGAGATGTAGCAAATCGCGGAGGTTGTATCATTCCACGTGGCGCAATGACATTCGAATACGACTCAATCATCCTATATCTCTTCCCATGAAGATGCATCAAACCATAAAATGGGATGCGCGTGTTGTACATAATCTGCAGCGCATTATCCCCAACAAGATTGAGTCGTACATGCATATTGTCAATGATGGAGTGATATAGCTTCCCGGTGAAATAAAGCAGGTCATTACTTCTCCTCTTCAACAACCACCATTTGCTCATCGGCTTCCAGTACACTGGGGAGCTGCTTTTGTCATCTTCACTAGGAATGGATTTGCTTTGGAAGATTTGCGTAATAAGATTTTTCTGAGCTTGTAGCAGTGTTGCTGATGCAAATCCCTTCAGATATTGAGTAAACTCCGCCATCATGCGCTCGCGCTTTTCTGGAATGATGTAGGAAAAATCTATTGCAACCGTCATCCCAAATGACGTTTCATATGAAGAAACTCCAGCTCCACTCCCGAGCTCGATAGTCACCCAATCCTTAGAGAACTCAGGCTCAACTCCAACGCTCAAAAGGCAACGATAGAGAATGCGTTGTGTACGATATTGATTTTGTTTGAGAAAGATGGATTCGATTGGTGGGAGATGAACACCTCTAAAGAGAGCCGTACGCGCAACGAGCTTACGAAAATCCTCACCAAAAAGCCCACTCCACCCTGTACTCTCTAATAGAGTTGAAACAACATCCCCATCAAGAGAAACTCGAACCCTACCCATCTACTCACTGTACTCCTCATTCATAGCAGTGAGGATGTCAGGACGCCGCGAGAGCGACTTGACAGCAACGTTGCTGCCATGAGACGTAGACGGTGGGAGCGGCAGGTCGGCCGCTCCGGCAAGGAGCTGATTCAACCAACTATACGCCCAATCAATCAGCCGTTCGAGAGGAGGCGGTATTTCTGCCGCTGGTTGACGAGCGTAGATGCGCTCTATAGCCAAATATGACGTTACGTCAGTTAAGATTTTCGGAATGGGAGAGGGGAATGGGGTTGGGTAGCCAACAGAGCGTAGAAACGAGTCCACGAGTGACTCAGCCGCTGCAATAGCAGCATCCATAACACTCCCAACCGGCGCCCCAACCCCATCCGTCAGACGCTCAATCTCTTCGGGATCGAAGCGGGTGAGTATATCATCCCGCGTCGCATATGCCATATTACACCTCTAGGAATGGGAGCAAAACCTCCTTCTCCTGCTCGCTAAGCTCAATCTCCTGGCCCGCAGAATAGATACGACCCCTGAACACCACGTTGTGCTTCAACCGATACGCGCCAGCACCATTCGTGGAAGGTGGAGGAGTAACGGGGGGAGCAGTCGCCCCCCCCTTTTTCTCTTCCACAGTCACAACACTCTTTTTAGGACGCGGCATATTTCACCTCACTTACGAAGCGCAGTTAGTAATCACCGCGCCAGCCTGAGGCATAGCCACCCAAGGCTTGACGAACTCGGTGTAGTCAACCTCCGTGACATACGGAGAGACCTCCCACCGAGTCACAACACCGAGCACATCCTGGTCACCGCTCTTACCCCACGAGGCAATCGCAGTAAACCCAAAAGACGGCTCCTCATTCCCCAAACCGCTCGCCGGGCGATAGAGCAGATAGGCATTGTCAGTCCAGAACGGCCGGAAGGCACTCCCATCCCAGTACATCCCATCACCGAGGTATCCCTCTTCAAACCCAAAGAACCGATAGAACTGCTCAAAAGTAGGATACCCGGGAGCTTCCACACCTAGAATCGTCTTGTGAACGTTTGTGTTGGTCTGGGCGGCCCTCCAAGCCTCAGCGCCGAGAACGAGCACGTTCGGGCGTACACCAATCAGCTTACGCACCTCTTCAATGGCCTTGAGAATGTGCTCCACAGGATCGGAGACAGAGCTACCAACGGACTTCACATCCCACTCATCCCCAGTAGCAATGTTCAGCGTATACCCAAACGCCGTACCAGCAAGCAAATCAGCAATAGACTTTTCGCGAGCATTCAACACAAGACGCTTCGCCAGCGTAGCGGCGCGCTCAAACGGGTCCCACGGGACAGCGGAGAGAGACGCAGCGCGAGACTCGCGCACATCAATCTTCGCCCCCAAAGTCACCTCGTCAAGCGTGTACTCCTGCAGCGAGCGAGTAACACTGACGGTGTGCGGCAATCCATAAAGCGGGCGATGAACCACCTGATCGTTCGGGACTTCGAACATCTCCTTGTTATACACAGGAAGAACTACACGCAGCGAGTTGAACGTCACCAACGGGAGCACCTTAGTCCCAATATACCCAGTAGGCGTGTACCCAAGGGCCTTCCCCGTCAGTGGTTCGGAGATATTTCCATACAACTGAGAAATACGATCGGCCATATCACACCTCCAGTATCAGCTCAGTACAGGTACGCATATCCGTACAGCACACCATCAATGGTTTTTTCATACAGCACATACCCAACAGCATTAGAATCAGCTTCAGCAGAGGTCAAGTAAATAAACGTAGACGCATCATTGGGCTTGATCAACCACTTGTCACTCCCAGCATGAGCCGCAGCCAGCTTCACCAACACATAGGAGCCCTTGCGAGCAACAGGAACAACCTGCCCCTCAGCGACTTCATCAAGCGCCACTCCCACAAAACGATCTTTGTTAATCGCCCCAAACGGGACGCAAACAGGAGCCCCAGCTACGATGGCGCTCCCCCTGGTGTTTGCCACACCAAGCACTTCCCCAAACAGCTGATTCTCGTAATAAAAGCTCACAGGCATATCACACCTCCCTTAGTTACCTCATCCACGGTGGGGTGAGGGTCAATCCAGTGTCGCGCGGTACAGCAACATGAGGGTTATGCGGCACCCCACCAACATTTGCAACTGGAAGGGCCATCAACAACTCCTCAGCCAGTTGCAAATCCATACGAGCAACACGCTCAACAGCAGAACGCAAAGCATCACTCCCAATGCGAGAGCCGTAACGCTCAAGCAGCATAGACACACGCAGCTCAAGCAGCTCAGCACGCAGCTGGTCACGCTCTCGCAGCAGCCCTTCCAACTCATCCAAAGGAATATCATCGCTCACGTGAGCCGTATCATCATGAGCAATCTCCTGTGGAGCGGTGGGCTCTTGAGACGGCGGGGTGACGCTTACAGTCACGCTCACCTCAGGCTGCTGCAGCGTAGTGGTTGCCACGCTCTCCTGAGGCTGCACCACTTCAGTTACAGACATTTGCACCTCCCTTCCGCTATCTACCACGGCCTCATTACCGTCATAAGCACGCGCGATATAATCATACACACCCATATCCTCAACAACCTCATCCACCATTCCAAGCTCAAGCGCCTCTTGCGCAGAATATATCTTAGCCTTTTTGATTTCTGCAGCAACCTCTTCGTTCAACCCTCTATATTTTACCACATCGTTAAGAAACATCTCACCAATATTGTCAACTTCATGCTGCAGCCTATTCAGCACGCCTTCAGTGTTCTCTCTAAAGACAGAGTGGTCACCTTTTGCCTCTCCCGTCGTAATAAGGCGCACATCAACACCGCTGTTATCGAGCGCTTTCGTCACATCAACTTTCATCATAATAGCCCCCACACTCCCAACTTCAGAAGAGCGCTTCGCAACGACCCTGCTTGCAGCGCTAGCAAGGTAATACGCCGCAGAAGCAGAGAGCGAATCAACGAATGCTACTATTGGCTTGGAGGAGGAAAGCTCTCGAATCTTCACAGCAGCCTCGGGCACGCCGGCCGCCAACCCTCCAGGGGAATCAATGTCAAGCACAATCTCATCAACCTCTGGATTCGAGGCGAGCGCTTCAATCTCACCAATCATCCCTTCCAAATCAACAAGGGGAATGAATGCCCCCTTCACAGCACGCGGGACAACCATGCCACGCAGGCTCACCACTCCAACGCTCTTGTTGCGCACACTCCCGTCAGAAAGAGTAACGGTTGCTGGTGTGGTGACAATGACTGTACCTTTCTCGCGATTCTCTTCATCAGTAAACAGAGCCTCCGCAGCACGCTCACGCTCGTTTTCGTTTTCAGGGAAAAGAAGATGAAGCAACACATCGGCTGCCTTCGAGCAAAGCAGCAACACCTCCCCAATAAACATCTGCCTAATACGATTAATCACTCGAGTTGACAATGTAATCATCATTGCCCTCCTTGCACAGGTTCTGCTGGCTTAAATCCAGCCTTCTTCAAGGCATCGTTGTAGTCAAAAGGCACTCCTGCACGAGCAAGCAGCGAAATTGCTTGCAGCATTCTAAATGTTGGCAACTCTTCCACCCAGTTCAAAGAGACGCGAATGCGCCCCTCTCTGTTCAGGGCAACAAGAGCTTGATTTGCCATACGCTCGAACAACAGGCGAATCATCTCACCGTCAGACGAAATCATCGTATCCAATCCGTACGTAGCCCTGATACTATCAGCAGCCTTCCCGCCCTGTCCATACACCCCGGTCTGCACAGTCGCCTCAGAAGAGAGAATGGCTCGCTTGATGGCTCTGTCGAGCCTATCAACCAGCATGTCAAACGCCCTACTCCCATCGAAGCGATCGTCAGATAGCAGATTGACCTCAAGCCCCTGTGGAAGGGCGGCTACGGCGTGATTCTTGAGCTCCTCAAGAAGCTCCGTGATGTATTCAGCCGCACTGCCAGTGTAGTTGTTAGGAAGCACAATGCTCCCAGGAGCATATTTCCCAAGCACAGGTGGGTCGCCAAGACGTTCTGCGTAAATCGCCCAATCCTGCAATACGTAATATTTCATCACCCACGCCACTGCAACAGAGCGCATCACTGCGCTTGCAGGTGGATCGAATGGGTTGTAGGTTACAATAAAAATCTGCGATTCGTAGTTTGCAAGCGGCTGCCAGCCTTCGTCTTGAATATATACATACCCCTCACCGCTGCAAAAGTCAATGGCAGTGTGAGGAAGCGCGATAATGTCTACCGGAAGGCCGGTGTCTTGTGCATAGACAAGCTGCACAGCGCTATACCCGTACATTGGGAAGAGAGCAGTGGTGGGGAGGACGGATTTGATGTTCATGCGATTGAACGCATCCACGACATCCTGAACATCCCCCTCTTCAGCCTCGAAACGATAGCTCGCTGACATCACTCCCAACTGCCTCTGCTGCACGGCTGCCATGACATCAGCATCGCGCGTTAGAATCGTGTTGAAGATTTTCGTTTGATTGAGAGAGGACATGCTTTGAGACAGCGCTTGAATGACAGAATCAAACGTCACCCCAAACGCTGTCTGAAACAAAAACTGAGCATCTGGTTTAGATAGGCCGTACATAAACCCTCTCACATAGATTATATCATACTACGCCCACAGCTTAGATAGACGTTTTCTTTCACTTTCCCTCCCACCACCACGCACACGCTGCACGCGTAAGGGATGAGGGGCACTGCCTGACATCCGCACATCGCTTGCAGTAACAGCGCGCTCAGGGGCGAGGCGATTATACAGCATCGAAAGGGCGTCAATGATATCATCGCTCTCATGCTTCCCACCGGTCCATGATAGCATTTCAGAAATGGTATCGCGCAACCATGGCGAGACAACGAAAAACACCCCTCCATGCTGCATGGCAGAGCGCAGTGGTGTTGAGCGGGTAATTTTGTCAGTAGCAGGGCGAACGAACTCTGTAATGCTCACCCCTGCCAAAAGGCGCTTCAGGCTCTCAGCAAGCGACACTCCGGCAGCTCCTGGTTGTTGTTCGAAAAGCTGTATGATTGGGAGGTGCATTTGAGCGGCTCTCTGGTTATCCTCGATAGCTGTACGCAGAATAAGCTCATCTCTCTCCCCAGGTGGGAGTTGACATGTCACCACATCCGTAACGAGCACCCTGTACTCTCCATCACCTCGCGCGTATAGCACTCCAAGCGCTCCAGCAGTCTTATCACCGCGTGTCGTCGCCGCCAAATCCCACGCTCTCACCATCATTGATGGTTGCATCTTCCATGCGAGCACATCCTGCATCGTAACGCTTCTCACCCAATCGAGCGAGAACAAATCAGAGACTGGGCGCACATCCCAATCGCCCTTGAGCAGCTGTTCACGCGTTACTGGGTCGAGATGTTGCAGGTTTTTCACGTATTCTTCGACATCGAGGTAGGGGTTGTCATAAACAGTTGCTGGGATGTATAGCCTCTCGTGTTTAGGAGCAGAGGATGTGATGAACCGCGCTCTCACCCATTCATGCCCCACTCCACCTGGGTTGGTGGCGGCACGCATGCGCAATGGGACGCTAACGCTAGAGGTTTTACGCAGACGAGAGAACATGTAGAGATATTCTTCTTCACGAAATTGCGTTAGCTCATCAAACCCGACGAAATGATACTCAGCAGATTGATATTTGAAGCGGTCAGAAGGAGATTTCATATACCCGAAAGACAGTGTCGCACCTGAAGGAAACGTCCATGTTTTGCTATGCTCATTCCATTTCGCATCACTTCCACTCAACCACTCCCTCGCCCTATCCATAAGCGCCCCAGGCTGTGCGAGGTCCGTGAACGTCTTTCTGAATATGATTGCATTATACCCAGGAATGTCAACATACTGCAGCGCAGCCATGAGCAGCGCGGCCGATTTTCCCCCTCCAGCCGCTCCGCCATATAGCATCTCAGGAATGAAGTCAAGCATAAGGAAAAGCTGTTGCTTTGCTGTTGGGACGATTGGGATGTACTCACTCCACTTTAGCTGTAGATTCTGCATCTTCTACCACCTCTCCAGTCAACAGCGATGCATCTGCTCCTTCCCCACTGGCAAGAAGTTGCATAAACAACTGTTGTAGTTCTTGCAAGCGTTCTTTTGAAGAAATCTGTTTCGTAGCATCAATGCTGACAGATGCTGTGAAAAACTGCGTTTTCTTAGGAGCCGCCAATCCCAAGAGCTCAATGCGTTTTGCAATCGCCCACTTGACGATTTCGAGGTATTGTGGGTCTCCTGGGGGGAGAGATTCTTCTTCAATGCGTTCGTATTCGTAAGGCGATCCTGATGTTGCCCCAGTTCCCTTCTCTTGAATCTTGCGGCGTTTCGCTGCCTGACGAGATGTTTCGTATGCTTGCCATGCCTGCTGTTCAATGAGTTCGAGCTTCTTCAGCTCAATCGCAATATGTGCATCCAAATCCAGGGCTGTCTTTTCTCTCCACTCCTCCATCACCTGCTGCAAGATGTTGGACATTTCCCGTGCAGACACTCCAAGCTCATGGGCTATATCCCAAATATCATATCCACGAAGGAGCATGAGCGCAGCAACACGAGCCTTTTCAGCATCAGCCAGTTCTGTTTTTGGGAAGCCGTAGTACATTCTAACCTCCTGCATGTTGATTATACCACAGGTGCGTTCGATGCATGGTATGTGTCTTTGCTAAGTTACCCCCTTCTCTCCCCTATGGTTCTTTCTCCCCCCACCTCCCTCTCCCCCTACGGTCCCCTTCCCCCTCCTCTCTCTCTTTCTCTTCTCTCTCTCACACTCTCTCTTTTTTCTATCTCTCTCTCTAATTCTTTAATACTTAATATGCTTTAAACATTCACCCCCTACCCCTTCTCACCCCCTCTCCCTCCGGCGTTCTATTCCCTTAACCCCCCTTTTTCTCCTTAACCCCTCTTATCCCCCTATCCCCCTCTTGTCTAATAATATATTAGACACCCATCCCCCCCAACTTAGCTCGACTCTGACGCGGTGATGCTGTTACACGGATGGGTGTCGGGGACTTGACAAATGAAAGGGGTTGTGTTATAATACGGCTGAGGGTTGAGCGAGCGCAGGGAGGGCTGTAGCTCAAGCGGTTAGAGCGCCCGCCTTATAAGCGGGGGGTTTCTGGTTCGACTCCAGACAGCCCGACCAAGCGAGCGCTTTACTTGCAATAAAAAGAGTAAGCATAGTATAAAAGTACAGATGCTTTACAAGCTAATTCTGCGTACAGCGAAAAAATACTCAGCGTACTGAGTAAAA